TATTATCGTTTACTACTGTACCCCAAGATCCATCTAGCTCTCCCTGAGTAGGTTTAGCTAATTTAAGTAGGGTTGTGTATGTTGTTGCCATTTATTTAACCTCTTACAATAACTGTTGTCACAATATAACAGGATATATGTTAAAACACACTAACATCTTGCCAATTTGGTGTTTGACTTGTATCAATATCAGACCAAGTACGTTCATCACCCACCACCCCTGTTGCAAACACGCCTGTTGGAACTATATTTACACTACCTCCTGCAGTTGCAGTTCCTAATGCAGAAGTGCCAGCAACTCCGGTTACGGCGAAACTAACATTACCAAGAACAGTTACACTGCCTAATCCCGTAGTGCCTGCTAAACCTGTAGTAGTGACTGGAATTGCAGTGTTCCAAGCCCCTTGGCCCCAAGTACCTCTTCCCCAACCTCCTAAGCCTGTGTTTGACATAATCTAACTATACTTATGCAATTCGGATAATAGCCGCACTATTTGTAGCACTAGGAAACTGAACTACGAAATTACCCCCAGTAGAAGCTTTATCTGCTCCAAAATCTAATACAGCTACAGCCGGATTACCAGAACCAGAATTACGATATATTAAAGCTCCTCGGGCGGTTATAGTTGCAGTACTCCACGTAACATCAGAAAAATCAAGAAAAGCGGTAGTACCAGATCCTCCATCAGTAGGATTTGTAGCTATAGTAAGGCTTTCACCTCCTGCTGTGTACCCAGTGCCTGACACTTCATTACTTGTAGTATAAGCTGTTGTAGCCGCACTCAATGTAGCACTAGAAGTGTAAAGAGCGATTTTAAAGGTATCGCTTGTATCACCACTAAAATCCATTTCACCGTTTAAAAGAGCAACTTTAAAAGAAGTTGCCATTGCTTGTGTGATTGCCATAATATACTCCTAACTCACCGATTGTCGATACTGGCCCGAACGGTATGTATCTTCCTGTAACTTACCATCAGTAAGATTTTTTAACAAACCGATAGATTGTAAATATAATTTTTCGTAATTAGCTATAATATCTTGTTCGCCTTTCATAAATCGAATAGCTTCGATTAATGCCCCATTTAACAATGCAGAATCAAAATTATCTCCTAACCATGTAGTATTAGCTGTAACAATAGAAGTAGGATAATACCCATAATGAAGTTCTACTGTGTATGAACTATTAGGTGTTGGACCTATTATGAAAGCTGAATCAGAAAAAAGAGCATAATGGGCAGGTACTCCTGTTGTTGCAGGATCTGGATAAGCCTCACGTATAAAGTTAACATCTTTATTTAAAAGATACGTATATACTCCGCTACCATCTAGAATAGCAAGACTGTAGGCGTACAAAAAATCTGGAGGTAACGCTAAATAACTGTTAGCATTTGTTAATGCGCCTGTTTGATTCCTACGTAATGCAGGTATTTGCACAGAGTTGTATATCTTTTGTTCTGCTTGATCTGTAAACATAGCAAGCTGATCTGCTGTAAAAGTCATTTCGCAGATGTCTTGTATATTTGTTTTTAATTCTGTGTAGTTCATATTCTAATTAAACCTCTAGGAAATAACTACTACAACTTGACCTGTAGATCCAGTAGCAACTAGATCATCAGGAGTTAAATTAAAAATATCAGTACCCCTACCAACAGGATCCCACCCCCATTGTATACCCCTGCTGCTATTATTACCAGACTCTCCTAAACTTGTATCAGGTCGTGGGTCTTTTATTGCTTGAGGATCACTTACTGGATATAGCCCTAATTTAAGTTGCGGATGATCGGGATCAAAACAAGTAGGGCAGGCTTTTAGATTTGTAGAGAAACCTTTCCGAACTAAAACATTTAGTTGTGAAAGTTTATACTGAAACCCACATATATCACACATAGCAAGAGCTTTTCTGGAAGATGCAAATTTTGTACCCATTAATACACCCTAATAATACGAGGCGTGAAACTTGCAGAAGTTTTATCTCTATCTTCTCCTGCAGCTAGCTCAAATTGTTCTTCATATTCAGTTTTTAACATAGGTAATCTAGAAACAAGTTCAGGGTCTTTCATTGCATTTTGATACGCTAGCCCTGCTACTAAACAAGGTAAAAATCTAAAGTTCATGTCTGCAGTTTCTACACCATTGCCAGCGTCTTCTATACGGCGCATCCGCCAGTAAACAAGTGTATAATCATTAGAGTCAGGCACAGGCCATAAATTTATACGAGGAGCGTCAACTAATCGTTCTATAAAAATTTGTAAAGGTCTTCCGGTTGATAGTTTATTAGATATGGCTGCATACGTGCTAACACTTATACGAGTTATACTAAGATCTGATTGTGTAGAAGTATTACCGGGGTTAGTGCGAATAGATTGTTCTAATAGGTCAATAGTATCTGCCGGTAACGTATATTGAGAAGTTCCTGATGTTAAGGAGAGGGTCTTCTCTTCAATAGTCCACAAGTTTATACCACGATTCTGCCATTCAATAGTAAGGAGATTCATGGACCTACGAGCAGTACGTAAATCGTACCCAGAACGCATCTCACGACCCGCACGTTCCCACGCTTCTTCAGCAATTTCTGTGAAGTTCATGTCAAACGCGGTAGTGTTCGATGTAGCCATCTATTTTTTCCTCTTTCTACGGGCAGCTTCTACACGTCTTGGTTTACCTGCTGGCTGTCCAATCCGTTTTTTCTGGCTGATACGTTTTCTTTTTTCAGAAGCTGACATTTCAGATGAAGTTTTTGGAGTTTTTGAAGATACACGTTTGCTTGGACGGCAGTAAGGAGTTCCACGTTTTTCTCCTTTTTTTCGACCACACGCTTTACCAGTGCGTACATCTTTCCAATCCTCTTTAAACCATCGCTTTAATGCCAGCCCTTTTTTTGTCTTGCGTACCGCCATAAAAGCCTCATCCGCACCTAACAGTACGTTTTCTTCTAGCTAACCCACCAATGCGAAACTTTACAGTTCCTCCAGCAGCTTTCTTCTTTTTCTTACTGCTATTTCCATAGTTAGCAGCACCAACTTTTCGACATTTTGCGATGGCTCCTGAAGCATATGCACTTGGAAAAACCCTGTAGCGGGACTTTACCTTGTGATAACAAGCATCTTTAGCCATATCAAGAACCTTTCATAACTACCATTTTAGCTTTACGAACACCTTGTTTAGCTATACCAGAACCACGAACTTTACCTCCAGCTTTCATCTTCTTAGCGTTTCTTTTTTTCTTTATATCTGCTGCTTTCATACCTGCACGAACAGCAGGAGCTATGTAACTATCTGGATTTGCACCCTTTGCTGTTCCTGATGCAGCTCTAACACCATCAGCAATAGCTGCTGCCCCAAGCAACGCTCTGTTAAGAACTTTACCTGTTGTAGTGTCTTCACTAATCTCGGCCCCCCTAGCTGTTCGGTTAGCTTTGTTCAGTTTTTCTGTTTTAAATTTTTTAGTCTTTCCTGTCTTAGCATCTCTTACAGTAGCTGGTAGGGGTTGACTAACGTCTAACCCTTTTTTCTTCTGCCTTGCTTTTCTATTTTTTTGAGCTTCAGTAAGCGAAGCACCTTTTTTCTTTTTTCTTATTTCTATTGGCATATCAAGATCCCTTCATAACTACCATTTTAGCCGCACGAACACCTTGTTTAGCTATGCCAGAACCACGAACTTTACCGCCTTTAGCATAACCTTTTTTTCTCATCATGCCGCCGCCCATCTTTTTAACGACTTTTTCATCAGGTATATCTGTGCCTTTAAAACCTTCTTCTTTTTCTTTAGCGGTAGGTTTACGTTTTATTTTTCCTTTTTTTGCTTTAATAACAGGAAGTTCAACCATGTCACCTTCTTTATAGCCCATAACTTTACCGCCGCCCATCATCTTGCCTTTACCATCAGCAGCATAGAAAGGAACTTTCTGTCCGTCTTTTTCAACCATTTTAAGTTTTTTCATAGAACTAACTCCGTTTATCACTGTATAAATTATCAAAGGTTACTGATGGGTCCATATAACTTCCATCTGATTCTGCATTATGCGTCCACTGGCTGGGCTTAAAATCTGGAGCGCCTTTACCTGTTTCCCACAAAGCTGGACTCGTTGTCCTAACACGATTGTTAGGTAATGCTACTATGTTTCCTGTCCATGCTCCGGCATCTGTAAGCTCGATAACGTGACTTTGCTTGTGTTGAGCAGGGCAGTCTGCAATCCGTGAATCTGTATAATCAACAGTAAACATATACTTTCCAGTATAAAAATCCCCATCAATTTTACAGAGCCACGGGCTTGAGCTTGTTCTGTCATACTCTATAACAGAATGATCTCTAGAACTACAATCCCAAGGCTGTACAAGATGAGTCATCATTCTATCAGGCCATTCTTCTAAAGGTGAATCCGCAACAAGAGCTGTAATAGGCATCCTTGCCCACATAGCCCCTCCATGAATATTTTCATCATCTGTATCGTCACTTTCACACCCTGTAAAAATAACCTGAAAACTTAAACAACGGTCTGGAATCGTGGTAACTGCAATCGCCATAGCGTGAAGATATTCCCCACGGTATTTTTCATGGTTATGTGTAAACTCTCTTCGCACCCAACAATGAAAATGAGGAATGTTGCTTTGTAAATATGCCATTACCTAGCTCTGCCACCTTTAGCAAAACCTTTCTTTCTCATACCGCCTTTAGCAAAACCTTTCTTTCTCATACCGCCTTTAGCATAACCTTTCTTTTTCATCATGCCGCCGCCCATCATCTTTTTACGGGTCCCGCCTTTTGTTTTCATCATGCCGCCGCCCATCTTTTTAACGACTTTTTTCTTACGGGTTCCGCCTTTTGTCTTCATACGAGTTCCGCCTTTTTTCTTCATAGCCATAATATAAAATCCTTCTTATACTAATTTTGTTGTGTGCCTAACATTTCCAGCGTTTTCTAGCTTGTCTTAAACGACTATTAGGATCTTTAGCTGCTTTAGGAAACTTCTTCATTTGCCCTGCAGAACGAGCGCAAAATGACTTACGCCTATTAGCAGCCTTACTTCCGGGTTTTACTTTACCTGTAACAGCAGTTTGTAATTTACTGCCGGGGTTTTTACGGCGATACGCAGCTACCCCAGCTCTAGTCATACCTGCACCAGACTTAGTAGGACGGAAGTTCTTTTTATTCCTTGCGGGCATATTATCGGGTTTACGTACGCTACCCCCAGATTTGTAGTATGTCCGCATGAAATTATCCTACATAAAATACCGTCATAGATGATAAGTGTGTCTGAGTGTAAACAACGTATCCACCATCAACAAATAATATACCGTCATCAGGAATATCTGGATACTGTGTGGTATTTGCAGAAGCTACAGTATTAAACTGCATACGAATACCGCCAGTAGCAGAACCTTCTCTAAACGTAATAGTACCTGCTGTGCCAGTATTTACTGCGTATAAACCACGAAGCCGCATACGCCCTCTAAACATAGGTGCAGCAATAGATGTACCAGAACCAGCACTAACATTACCAGCAGGATTACCAACAGCCGCAATAGCTGTTATAGTAGTAAAAAAGGTAGATCCTGTTGCCGTGCCAGAATCTGCTCCAGTAATAGATTCGGTTACAGCAGTTCCTGTTTCATCAGTACCTGTAGCTGTAAACGATATACCAGAGTCATCACCAGCACTAAGAATAGTGATGTTTCTAGGTTCATCAAAAGTAACTGCGCCACCAGAAGCAAGAGCGCCTCCGATAACTAAACTAGCATTATTGCCAACAGATGCTGCTGTTGAGATACCATCAGGATCTGCAGTTGCAGCTTCTACAAATGTAGATTGGATGTCAGAAGACATAGTTTACTCCTCTCTACGCAATTTGAACGTATTCAATAATAAATGTAAAAGAGCCAGCCGTTGTTGCGTCCACAGTGTTTGTAATATTACAATAAATAGTTCTTTCCGCTGATGTGTATTGAACGGAAGCAGGTGCAGTTGTTGCATCTTGAGTTTGAAGAACCAAAGAAGTAGTGGTCACGTTACCTATAACAACGGTAGTGCCGCCATCTAAGATCTCATCAGTTTGAGCTGCAACAATTTGAGCGCCAGAACTAGAAGTTCCAACTTCATATCCAATATCACCAGTTCCAATAACAGGAGCTGTAGCACAGAATATTTTAATGTCAGTAATAATTGT